GCATAATAAGCTGACTGAACGGTTTGACTTTCTGATGGGTCATAACCGTGCAGCCACTATTGGTGCAGTTAACGCCACTAATGCTCACCCTTTCCATCATGGCTCAATTACTGGTTGTCATAATGGGACTATTAGCGGAGGGCTACTTGTTCTGCCAACAGGAGAAGCTATCTCTGGTCATACTGATTCTGAAAAGCTAATTTTTGCGTTAAGCAAAGGTTGGTCTATCAAGAAGATCATGGACACTGTTACTGGTGCAGCGGCAATGACTTGGTGGGATTCTGAAAAGAAAACCTTCAATATTTACCGCAATAAAGAACGATCGTTATTCTTGACTCACAATGACACTAAAACAGTCTATGCTTATGCTAGTGAAGAGTGGATTCTACGAGTAGCTCTTGTAAAAGGTAAACTCGGTGAACTTGTTAAAAACATTAAAGAGTTTCCAGTAAACGAGCATGTAGAGATTGTTTTAGGTGACAACAAAATCGAGGAGGTAAAAGTAAACTCCGTAGCCCCTTTAGTAGTGAAGCCTACCAACAGTTCTTATGGGGATCGGAGTACGGGCGTTGTAACTACCTTTGCTAACAAGCATGTCAAGTTGTTAAACCATAAAAAGCCTAACTGGGCTAGCGAGGTTAACAAATCAAAAGAACCCTTTCGTCCAGCCTCCGGTTGGTTGGATCGATCATACATCACTAAAGAGGAGTTTGACAAAGATGCTCGAGACGGTTGTGCTATGTGCCAAACAGACTTGGAATACGAAGATCATGTAGAAGGATTTGTAAAGTGGATGGATAGAGAAACACCTATCTGCCTTGCATGTTCTAAAGAATGGAAACACGCTTCCTAACTAGAAGGACTTAGGAAATGACTATCATCAATAACGTAGAATTCCTTATTGGCTGTGACCCTGAAGTATTTGTTACTAATGCTAAAGGTGAGTTTGTTAGCGCTCACGGGATGATTCCTGGAACAAAAACAGAACCACTAAAAGTACGTAACGGTATGGTTCAGGTAGATGGTATGGCTCTCGAGTTCGGTATCGATCCTGCCACTAATAAAAGGGACTTCATTTATCGTATTAATGATGTGCTAACTCAACTAAAAGAAATGCTGCCAGAGGGTCACAGTCTGTCAGTTTCGTCTATTGCTAAGTTCTCCCCAGAGATCATGGCTGCTCAACCTGAAGAAGCTCTTGAGCTAGGTTGTGATCCTGACTACAACGCTTATACTCTAGACAAGAATCCTCGTCCTAGACTGCCTGATCCTAACATCCGATCAGCAGGTGGTCATGTGCATATCGGTTGGGCTGCTGGGCTACCTACTCGAGACCCCAAGCATATCGAGGCTTGTGCTGCTTTAGCCGCGGAAATGGACTACTACATGGGTGCAGCTTCTCTTGCTTGGGATAAAGATGCTCTTCGTCGTTCTATCTACGGGGCAGCAGGTGCTTTCCGTCCCAAGCCTTATGGTATGGAGTATCGTTCTGGTTCGAATCAATGGTTGAAGTCTGACGAGTTAATTGGTTTTGTATATGATACTACTATTCAAGCAATTACAAGCTTGATGGATAAGAAGCAGAGGAAGAGTGCTAATAACCAAACCTTCTTCAAAGGAGCTATTAATATCCCTTCACAAGAGATTATTAATAGTAACTGGGCTTATCTTGGTGAAGCTATCTTTAACAACCTAAAGGCACAATATGTTTAATAACGATGCAAGCTATGCAAGATCAAGGCTTAACTCTAGTTACATGAAAGGTAAAGAAAAAGGCTTCTATAAGATTGTTGATATCTACTCTAAGACTAATGACTTAGATAAGGCTACAATCATTGCTTTTGATGAAGACCGAAACGAAGTTAAGTTGCACATTAAAGACCTAGACTTCTCGATTGGAAAGCTAGGTTATGTTAATGACGCTTACTCGGGAACAGCTATGTTTATTAGTCGTCTTCCGATTCGCCGAGACTTTCGTCAAGGGTTACGCTCTTCTCAGTTGTCTCATGTTCGTAATGGGTCTTACAACAACCTCTCTGAAAACTGGCTAGAAAGTAATGCAAAAAGTGTCAACAAGTGTCTGAGGAACAGATACCAAAGCTTTAACACTGTTATTGAGCTAGCTGAGGAATGTAATGGTGACATTGCTTTTAGCAAGAACTTTGCTCTAAGTAGTAAGTACAAGTTACTCTATAAAGGGTTTACTGTTGGTGATCTAACAAAAAACGATAAGTTTAAACTGTACACTGCGTTTAACTTTATCGAAGAAGAGTTCACAAAAGAGGTCGGCAATGACAAACTTTCTCGCTAAAAAAGTATACGAAGTATTCGGTCATTCTATTAAAGAAGGTGATCTTGGTATCGAGGTTGAAGTAGAGTCAAATCAAAAGTTACCTACTCAAATTCCAGATAGTTACTGGAAAGTACTGAACGATGGTTCTTTACGTGGTGAAGCCAAAGAGTATGTCTTTTCTAAGCCTCTAGCTAAAGAAGTAGCTTTTGCAGAAGTCAGAAATCTTTACTTGTATCTAGATGGTAAAGTTAACGACTCTATGCGAGCAGGTGTTCACGTACATGTCAACTGCCAACGACTTACTGTCAAGCAGTTGTTCACTGTAATGGCGGCTTACTACTGTTTAGAGAATCTGCTAACAGAAGATGCCGGAGAAGAACGACAAGGTAACTTGTTCTGTTTGCGATTGTCAGATGCAGACTATGTTAATACAGGTATTATGGGTTGTCTTACGCATCGAGACTTCCTAGCCGATGGTGGTATTTTTTCTAACGAGAATTTGCGCTATGGTGCAATGAATCTTGTTAGCGTCTCTAAGTTTGGTTCTCTTGAGTTCCGAGCTTTACGTACTCCACAAACAGCAGACAAGATTATTGAGTGGGCTGATCTCTTTTTGACCTTAAAGGAGAATACAGTAAAAGAGTTTTCTAGTCCTGTAGAGTTGTTAAACAGTATGTCTGCAAACGGTGGAGCAGAGGTAGTGAGAAAACTGCTAGGTGCTCATGCTGAAAAACAAATCAGCAAACCTAACTTCGAAGAATCCTTGTATGAGGGTATTCGTCAAATCCAACACTGGGTATTTCTAAATAACTGGGAGACTAAATAACATGGCTACTGAAAACTTCGTTTATCCCTATCGTCAAGGGTCTAACAGCGCTATTGCTCTTGCTCAAGGTATTCAAGGCAAGGTTATTCGTTTGGAGAACTCTAAGTTCAAACCCTCCACTAGAAAAACAGTAGTTAACTGGGGTTCTACAACTATGGAGCCAGATATCCTGCGGCTGACTAAAGTTATCAACCCACCTAGTTTAGTTAACCGTGCTAGCAACAAGAAGAACTTCTTTGAGTTGGCTAAAGAAGCTGGTGAAGCTGGTCCTAATGTTCCTGAATTTACATTTAGTAAAGAACAAGCTCGACAATGGCTAACAGAAGATAAGCCTAAGAAACTGTTTGCTCGTACAGTACTAGCAGGGCACTCTGGTGAAGGTATTGTAAAAGTAAACACAGTAGAAGATTTAGCGCCTATTGCTGAAGGCACTATGTTTGTTGTTTACGTTCCAAAGAAACGTGAGTTTCGTTTCCACGTAGATCGTAAAGCAGGTGTATTCTGCATTCAAGAAAAGCTGAAAAAGAAAGATGTACCTAATGAGGAAGTGGACTACCAAATCCGAAATCATGCAAATGGTTTCATCTTTGCTAAACAAGACATTGATGTTCCAGAGGGTTGCAAAGAGCAAGCAGTAAAGGCGCTAGCTGTAACTGGTCTTGACTTTGGTGCAGTCGATGTTATCTACAATGAAAGGCAAGCAACAGCTTATGCTCTAGAGCTAAACACTGCCCCAGGGCTAGAAGGCTCTACTATCGAAGACTATGTAGCAATGTTTGACAGGCTGAAGAATGATTAATTTCCGGAAAGTATCCAAAGTACTCTACCAGATTCAAAAGGTGTTTGAGCCTGATTATCTAGGATGGAGCTATGAATCTTCAGAGTTTTGGCTAAAAGTCAGGGCAGACTGGAGAACTCACTACTCAGAAGAAAACAGAAATCTGCTTGCACAAACAATGCTGCATGATTTCAACCTTTACTTTGCAGGAGGACCAGAACCAAAAGACTTCGGTACTGATTACAAAGAAGATCTTTCTATTTTCAAGTTAGACTTTCTGAGGGTGCTAGAAGAGTATTCTTTCAAGAACTTTGAAAGGAATCGCTTCTTTAGCTTCAACAGAAAGTTAGTAATCACTGAAAGGATGAACGATCAGTATCTTGCAGCTATCTTCCGAGATCTCCACTTTGCAGACAAGAAAAGAAAGGTATCTAAAGAAGATCTAGTGCTTATGTTAGAGACTTACTGTTATTGTTTCGAGTATGTTGTTGAACGGTTTAATAAGCCAGAAGTACATACAGAGAAACTAGTAGCACTAGGGTTACCTGTAGAAGCACCTGCGTTAAGAGAACTTGTACTAAACTGTGAAAGCTTAGGTGAGTTGTTTCAATGGGGGCTAACTGACTTTCCTTTCAGTTACTGGGCTGAAGACTTCCTAGATCACCCAGTTTACTTCAAGAATAAAGTCTATGGTTATCTTAATAGGTTGCATCCTGAGTTGCAGCTTAAAGTAGACAACATGAAAAAAGGAGAAATTAGACTTCAAAAGACAGCTGCAACCTTAGGTGACTGGATACTTGCAGAACCTGTAGAAGCAGCAGCAGTACGCTATAATAACCTAACACTTAATAATTTTTAATAAGAAAGCCCCTGTCAGCATTGCGCTGGCGGGGGCTATCCACTTTTCTTTTTTTTTTGTTAGTCTATCTTGCTAAAAAAGTAATCATGAAGTTCTTTACGAAGATCCTTCATTTCTTGTTTTAACTCAGCTACTGCTTTACGATCTTCTTCTCTACGTTGATCTCTATTTTTGATTTCTAATTGTAGCAACTCAATTTTACGATTGTTAGTTAAAACTGTTCGAACTAACCAAGTAATAGAAGCAAAGACAGTAGCTATTGCTCCTGCGATAATTTTGTCAACCCACTGGTCCATAGCATCCTGCATCAAATCCTATAATTACATCTTCACCAGCAAGGATAGTTTGTTGACCACCGTCAATCAGAAGAGCGTCATTTAATCGGTCTATCTTGGGTGACAAACCGTCACATAGCCCTTTCTCATTTACTCCTAGATTTCTGCCTAGCCCGCAACCTGTCAAGAGCATCGTTAACAGAACGGTTATCACTAGTGGCTTCATCGATCCTTCTCCTAGTTTGAATGTAAGTTTCTTGTTGTTGTATGATTACCTCTTGCTCTTTAGCTTTAAAACCTTTGTTGTACAAGTAATAGCTTGCTACACTTGCTAGGCTAAGAAGAAGAATAACCGCTCCTATCATAAGTTTATTTGTTATTAAGCTCATCATCTGTGTATTCTCTCTTTCTTGATACTAGGTTAGTTTGTTTACCTGCCCAATCCATACCAAAGGCCGCTCCAACAAAAAGCATGAAGGGCCAAGCGATAACTTCTAGAGCTTCTACACGACCGTATAGTCCCAAGTAACAAAGATAAAAGATGATTGCTATAGCCGCTTCACGCTTGTAAGTTTTCATTACACTACTAGCTCGAAATGGGGACTATCTGTTTCGCCTTTTTCACGAGGACGACCATCTTGGTCCCAGTCAGCACCCCAACGAATCGGAGTACCAAGTTCTTTTGAAGCTTGAAACATTGCATCAGCAATAGCTTCAAACTTTGATAAATCATTCCAGTCAAGAGGATACGGAGCAATATCTACTGCATGACCCCAACCATCTGCTTGAACAAAATGTCTTGATTTTAGTGTCCAAGTAACTACTTGGCCTGGTTTAGTACGACCTTGAGCATAAAGCTCTGCTTGACGTTCAGGAGTACGTAACCCTTCTAATACCATAAAGTCTTGAGAGGATAGCTCAATAGCCTTTTCAATAACTCGCACTAAGTTAGGATGAACACCCTTTAACTTGTCTTTAGATTTGTTGCCTAGTTGATACATTATGTTTCCTTATTACAAAAGTTATATAGCAATATCGTAAAGTACAAAACCTTTAGTATCTTGGCCATCTGCGGCAAAGTTATCCCAATTGTTAAAAAGTGTTGTACTTTGTCCACCAGCTGAGGAAAACAAAGGCTGATATTTTGTTTGGATAGTTGTAAGACCTGTTCTTAGCACTCCTACAACTCCAGAGTATCCTCTTTTAGTAGTTCCATTGTATTGCGAGTCTATTCTTCTGATTCGATTACCACTTAATGCAAACCAGCTAGACTGCTCAATAGTTACATTGCCTATAGGTTTTTGAATTCGAATAGCAGACCAATTTGTAGACCAAGTCAATTGTCCTGAAGCGTTATATACAGCCGCGCCATAATTACTAGTTCCAATTCCTAAAGAACTTACAGGTTTTAAAACAGCAATTTGCAAAGTAGGTTGGGTTCTACTAGTAAAGACTCTTTTTTCAGAAGAATAATAAAACGCAAAACCGTTAACAGGAATAGAAAAAGCTAAAATAGCTGACTGTGCTGAAGGGTCATTAGTAAAAAAAGAAGCTAAGTCATGCCAGTAAGCACCTGGGGGAGATCCAAAACTTGCAAGTGGAAATGCAGTAAATTCAGCAGAGAGATAAGCTAATCTTAAAGGATTCGCTGGATCCCAAGGAAAGTAACCTGATTGATCAGAATAAGTAAAAAATTTACCAACTCCTGTTGAGGTAATTATCCTTTCAAGAGCAAAAACTGGTAAGTTAGAATCTACAATTTTTTTATTAAGAGCATCATATGCTTCAAAACCGTATGACATTAAACCTCGCTTTCAAAGAACAATATATCAAAGTTTCTTGACCAAGTAGTATCCGTAACCGTACCTGCTCCTCCTACTGACCAAGTAATAATTTTTGTTGTATTGTTCCAAACTAGTTTTTGTACTGCTAAAGCAAACACATTTGTTTTTGCGTAAAAAAATCCTTTTGTTGAATCAAAATTCGGAACACTAGCACTACCATTATGCGTTCTAACTTCTACAAGACTAACTAGTCTTGCGGATCTAAAGTCAGCAGGAGTAGCGGTTGAGCTAGTAATGCTAGGTATAACGATTCCATAACTCATTTTTTATAGTAAACCAAAAGTTAAGTTATGAGGTAGATAGCCTTTACAGGTTGGACAAAAACACAAAGGTCTCTGATGTTGTTCTGATAAGGACTTATCTAGCCAAAGTTGACCAGTCATCCAATCAGAAGGTACTACTCCATCATTCTTTTCAGTAATTACTTCATAATTGCAAATTTCACAATTAATTTTAGTTGTATTTTCAATAATTTTAATTGGCATAATATATCCTCTTATAATAGATTGCCCATCTTAACTCTAATATTTCCGTTAGCATCATAAACAAGAATTTTATCAGAATAAATTTCCATTCTAGCGCCTGAGGTTGATGTTCTTAAAGTTCCAATAGTTGCTGAAATAGCAGACAATTGTGTTACGTCAATTTTTTCTGCGGTTACAGCATCTGCTTGTAAAGAATCAGTAGAAATTGAATTAGCTGACATAGCAGCAGCAGTTACAGTACCTGCTACAAGAAGATTTCCATCTATAAAAGCTGTTTGTGTTACCCAATCCGTACCGTTATAAACAAAAGCTTTAGTGCCACTAACATGCGTTGTAGCAATAACGAAACGGTCATCTTTTACAGGGTCAATATCTGGGCTATGAAGAGCTGCCCAAAATACGTTTACTTCTGCAGTTGTGTCTACTCCCGATAGATCTGAAGCTCCAGCGTTATAGCGCCACCAACCAGCTCCTCTTGTTCCAACTGCTCTAGAAAAATCAAAAGTAGCAGCACTTCCCCCAGTTGCAAGATCAATAGCTGAACTTGCAGCGTTAGACTTAACTAAAAGAACACCAAACTCATAAAAATATTGAGCAGCAATAGCATTAAAAGTAAAGTTTGAACGTTTAGCTACACTTGTAATAATGTAGGCAAATTTAACTGTTGTTGCTCCATAGGTAACAGTTGCAGTAACATAGTCTCCAACAGTAACTGTATCTAATTTTTTTTGAACGATATCGTTAGCATTTGCATAACCAAGATGTAATATGGTAGTAACTGCTAGGTTAGTAGTAGAGGTAACCCCTGAGGAAACTAATCTGTACTCTACGTTAGTGTCTAGCACTGAAGCGTTAGACTGTAAGTCATTGTAGCCCGAAACAGCATTACCTGTAGCTGGCCAAGCAGATTCACCAGGTAAACCGTTATCTCCATTTCTAGCTAAAATTACCGGATCTGACCAAGTCAAGGTAGAGTCGATACCCGTTACACCTGGAACAGAAGCTAAAGTGTTAGAAACATAAACAGGATTTGTACCTGTAGGGATAGTGGCACTCCAACCAGAAGGAACCACTACTGCTTGTGTTCCAAAGTTAAAAGACCCACCTGTAGGTTTTGTAGGAGCTGTAGCAGAGCGTATAAAAACACTTAGTTGGTAAGTGCTTGTACCATCAGCTCCAGGTGAACCATCTACACCTTGAATACCATTTTCTGCAATTTTAAAAGGTGTTGACCAAGTACTAGCATAGTGAACACCAGTGTTTCCAATTACAGAAAATACAAAACGAGTACCGTATACAGGATTTGTGCCAGTAGGGACGTCTAGATACCAGCCAGCAGGAACTGTAAGCGTGTTAGCCCCAAAATCGAAAGAACCAGTAGTAGGTGCAGCAGGTGCTGTTGCAGAGCGTTGAAACACAATTGCGGTGTAAACAGATCTTCCGATTACGCCACCTGCTCCGACAATTGCAGCAGCAGACCAGCTTTCAAGGGGGATGCTAGCTGTGTCAGAGGTACTAGTAGCGGTTGCTTGTCTTAACCAGAGATTTTCTCCATTTGTAATAGTAGGTGCATCTCTAGTCCATCCATTAAGTGTTAAACCTGTAAGCGAGTTTGTACTAAAAGTGTAAGTAGCGGTTCCTGAAAAGCTTGCTGGTGCAGTAGTTGAAGTGTTTTTATTATAAAGAGTTAATGGTCTGCTGTTAATTCCGTCTCTTACGTCAGTTATAACAACTGTACCTCTAGCTGTAGGCATGATATTGTCCTTTCGCTATTATGGCTTAGTAGCTACAACGTTTAATGTAATAGAACCGTTATCAGGCACATAGCTAGCATCAATAGTTACAGTCCTACACACTGTAGGATCTACTTCTGTAACCCCTGCTGGTGGAGTAGTAGTTGGACCAGCAATAGCAGTTGCTCCGTTAAACCATTGAAAAGTCCAACCAGTGTAATCAGATACTTCTGCACTTCCTTGAAATAAGTCTACAGTAACTGTAACTGAGCCACTATTGTTTTTAAGTTGAAGAGAGCCAGAAGTTACTCTAGGAACTACAATGTAACTAGCTTCACCTCTATCAATACGAACAACTGACATACGGTCTACTACGCCGCCTTTAGCTACTCTGTAAGTAATGTAGCTAGCATTCCCAAAAGCTGCTCTTGTCACTGTGTGTGTACTAGTAGTTGCTCCTGCAACTGTAGGGGTTAACGCTGATTCAGCTCCACCGTTAGTGGACTGGAACCAGCTAATATTACCTGAAGCTGGTCCGTCATACGCGGCAGTAAGTGTAATATCTCCGTTAATAGTGTTATCTGCAATAGGAGCAGAAGAGGTGTAATCATTAAACAAGAAGTTTTGTCTAGTACCGTTAATAGTTAAACTAGAAGCAGAACCACCTACTGCTTTAGAAAAAGTTACTTCTACGTTAATAGTTACGTTTTGATTTAGTCTTCTGACAATAACAGGGACAGAGACTCTAACAGACTGAACAGTAGTAGTATCATTCATTGCTGAGATAGTCATTCTAGCAATATTTATAGCACCAGCTCCATCGATTTCAGTTACGCTAGCACTAGTAAAAACAGGAGTAACCCCTGCTGCAGGAGTAACTGTAGGAGTACCTACAGTGTAAGTGTTGTTAGCAGTAGGAGTAATAGTTACGTAAGCTGCTTGGTCTGCTCCTACAAGAACTAGTATATCGTTTGTAAAGTTATTTCTGTCTGTAGCAGAAACTACCCCTGCAGAAGTAGCAGGAAAAGTATGGTTTTCGTTTGATTGAATAATAGAGATTGTGGGTAAACCATCAGTAATATCTGTAATAGTTACCACACCACGTGCTGTAGGCATTTTGTTTTCCTTCTTTTATAGTATTGTTACGTCACAAATGTACTGTGAGTCAGCTACAACTTCAGAGGCAGAGACAGGTACCCAGCGGCTGAACCTATTTGATCCAGGTATATTAGATACATAAAGATTTTCTCCTTGAAGCCAAGAATACTGAATTTGATTATAATGAGTGTTTAAAGGTAAGAGTTCATCGCCTTGGTAAACAAATGCAACTAAAGCTTTTGTTTCTCCAGTATCATTTCGAAATACTGTTCCAGAGTTAGAAAAAAGCCAAGTTGAAGGGTCAGTAGTTTGAGGTTCTAAAGCAGAATCCCAAGAAACTCCTGCAGGTTTAGTTCTAACCTCAATTCTAACAGTAACAGTATCATCCGCTATAAACTTAGAAAATGAAATATTAGAACGAATAGGCAACTCAGGTAAATCTCCAGAATAAACGTAGTAAGCTACATACTGATTTGAACCTACATCATAACTTTGAGTATTAGTCAAACTATTACTTGTACTTCCATAAATAATAGCAACTTGGTCGCTAGTAGCTCTTTGAATTGTGAAAGACTCTAGCAGCTGAGTTGCAGCATCTTTAGCTAAAACTCTTTCTGAATACTTATTTAAGTTATTAAAGGAACGAACAGAAAATTTGTAAACCCCATTATTTAGTCCAACTACATCATAGTTGTTAGTTAAGGTAGTTGATAAAGTTTGCCAAGTAACTCCGTTGTTTGATGAAATTTCTACTAAAAATCCACTTACAGAAACAGTGTTAGGATAAGTCCAAGTTATTTTTCCTGAGCTAACTCCAAAAACACCATTAGGGTTGTCTGGAGTAAATAAAACATTTGTAGGTCTTACAATAGGGTAGTAATAGTCTGTTTTTGTAGAAGCATAAGGAATATTATCTGGAACATTCCAAGCAAAATTTTCAAAGCTATATTGTCTAGCTTCAATATTTACAGTCAAATCTGCATTAGTTTTAACAGAATCAACTTTCATAGTTTCGTTAAGCAAATTACTAGTACTGTCTGTAACTTTAATAATATCACCTGGTTCTAATAGTAAACCCTTTTTAGAAGCTGTAAACTTAGCCCTCATTTCTCTTCTAGAAGTTCTAACGATTTGTTCTGCTTTAGCCAAGGCATGATAAGGGTCAGAAGTACAAGGTAAGTAAATTTCAGTTTTTAAAAGAATTCCACTATCGTCAAGTAAATATTGATTATAAGGATCAGAGTAACTAGTTGGCCAAGTAACCGTATCATCTACAAAGTTTTCAAATTCACTCATAAAGCGAGCTACGCATTGGTTATAACGTGTAGAAGAATCAGGGAACTCTAACTCCATCCCTCCGCGGATAATGTCTTCCTCTGTAAAACTAGCTACGACTAATGCATCTTGCTCATCTAAATTAATAGGTGCGTCAATCATTAACTTATATTTACCACCTGACCAAATTAACTCTGCTTCTTCCATAGACTCTAATATAATCTCAATATTTTCTCGTAAAGGTCTTTCTGAGTCAAGAACAACATTACATTCATATAGTTTTATAGAAGTATTAGGTAACTGGGGTTGAGTTGTAATAGTACCATCTTCATTTTCAATATCAGGTCTACGTCCGTTAATACGCCCATCTTGTATAACGTTAGTAGAAACTACTCTATCACAAATAACTTTTGCTTTGTAAAAAGAGGCTAAATCAATAGACGAAATAGATAACCCTTTTCCATAAACGTTGTTTGTCAAATAGTCTAAAAGAATTCTAGCAGGATTTTCTGTAAAACTTTTAGTAGCAGAAATAGAATATTCTCCACTGACAAAGTTAATATCATAAACTTTTTGTCCTTCAACAAAGAAAGACACATTAGGCGATCCATTGTAGTTATATTCTTCTCTGTTTAACTTAAAAACCATAGAAGCGTAAGCAGTATTAGTAAAACGGTTAGTTGAAGGAATTGAGTTAGCTGTTGCCATAGTGTCAGCTACGCCACCGTCCTTAAACACATGAATCCTTTGACCATACCTTAAAGTTTCTTCATCCCAATTTTTATCATCAACAGTAATATCAACTACGTTATTAATGCCGCCATAACAAATAGCTTGTTGAACAAAAAGATATTCATTTTGAGAACCTGTTTGGGTAGAAGATAATCCTCTTGAAAAATTTTGATTAGCATTAACAGAGGTTGGATGAGTATACCTATCTTTGAGTTTATGATAAACTTTACCACCTGAAACTTTAGCTTTACCATAAACAATTGGTAAATAAAAAGGCTCACCATCTACAGCTACGTTAACTTGTTTTCGTTTGTCTAACTCATTTCTAAGCTTTCTCATACGAGATTGCTGATATGCTATTGAAGCTACTGTCAAAGATAAAGAAACAGCGGTAGATAAAGCAGCTCCTGTAAGTCCTACTGCAGTAAAAAATGCTGTGAAAATTGCCATTAGTCTTTTCCCCACTTAAGATTAACTGTTTCGCCACCGACATAAACTTCATCAAAAGAAGTATCTGTAGAGCTAACTTGATCCATACCATCGCGTGATACAATGTAACCACCAATAGAATCTAAAGTAGCCATTGGCGAAGCTACTGATATGATAGCTTGCTTAACTGAACCGTCATTAACTACTTTACCGCTATCAATTAAACCTTCATAAGCGACTAAAACATCATTTACTGAATTAAGTAAGACATTTGAGCTATTGTAAAAAGCAGCATAGACAGTGACTTTTTTACCAGTAATACCAGTCCTTAATGCTTGCTGAATTGAATTATCGTGATCAAGAAAAATTAACTCGTATACTTCACGATCAACTGAGCTTGAAATTCTTGGAGGTCCAAAACTAACCAAAGAGCTAGTACTTAAATAAGTTTCGGAGTTAAAAAGATGATTAGAAGGGCTGCTTGTTACTAAAAGTGTAGTACTGTTTAACACAATTTTTGCAAATAATATGAATTTTGGATTAGGTAAATTTATTGCAGCTAATGCTGCTGCGCTTAATGTTCTCATTTTAAAGTGCCTCTATTAATTTAATAGTTCCAGGATTTACAAGTACACCGTCTTCGTAAGTAATACCCTGCAATGTCTCTAAATCTCTGTAGTATTGTAAAACAGGTTTTGTAGCAGAACCTGGATGGTGAACTACAGTTGAAATAGATACATCTTGTCTTAATTCAGGGTAAATACTTACAGAGACAGGGGTTGTTTGAGTAGTTACATTTGCAGTAACCATGTATATCTTAGCGTGATCAGCAAACTTGATAAAAGAGCCTTTAGGTAAAAGTCTCGATGCTTGGGAAAAGTTAATAAGAACCGTACTAGCTCCCCTTGTAGCAGCGTTAGATGAGCCATTAGTAGTTACAGTTACTTTTTTATCAACTGAAAGCAACTGAGGCATAATCATAGTTTTAGCCGTATTAATACCTGTTACCATACTAACAAAATAGTCTTCTTCAATATCTCTTGTTTGAATTTGAAAACTTAGTTCCCAACGCTGGGCACCTTGCGATGCCCTTTGTTGTCTTAAGTTGACTGTATCTGCAACAAATACAGGTTCGTTAGATTCAATAGTAAGAGGAGCCACAATTGGGCTCCCCTCAAAATAATAAACTGTCATTATCGTGATCCTCTCTCGCGATTAGTCATATTGACCCCAGCAGTGATCTCCGGAATCATACGGGCAATCTCTTTACGAGTTTGCATGGAGACATCACCTGAAACATTAATGTTGAACACTTGTTGTTTGTCCTTATTGTTATTATTTTCTTGTACAGTTTTGAAGGCACTAGGATTACTAGGACCAACTAGACCCCCACTAGCAAAAGCTGGTAAACGGCCATCGTTAGCATTTAGCGTTTCAAGGAAAGGCAACCAACGTTTAGTTGTAGCAGCATTTACTACGTACTCACCGTTAGAGAGCATAGCCATGATAGAGTCAGAAGTAGCTGTTCCAGCACCTGAGACAAAGCCACCTTCAGCAAAACCGCCAAGGAAACTACCACCACCGAACAAACTGAATAGCCCACCAAGGCCACCACTACCAAACAAGCTAGAGAAAATGTTTCCAATACCACCAAACAAGTTTCCAAAGAAACCTTGGATACCTGAGAAGAGATTACTAAAGAACCCGCCTCCTGCTTGAGCACCAGCACCAGCACTACCAGAACCTGCGCCCATTAGTCCACCTGCTGCTGCAGAAACATCTTGAACATACATAGGGTTTTGAGCACTGCTGCCTAGTTCACCAAACAGACTACCTAAGCCGCCAGCGGTTGCAGTACCTGCTGAAGAACCCAGATTGAGAGCACCTGTAAAGAGTGAATTAAACAGCTGGTCTAAACCTAACCCTGAGAATAGAGAGTCAGTGAAACCCTTACTAAACTTTTCAATAATAGTATTAGTAAAAGTATCTAATAGACCATCTAAGAACCCTTTAAAGGTTTGTTCGCCTTTAAGGAAGTTAACCATACCTGATTCAAAAGCTTCAGACATAACTTTAGCACCGGACTGTAGCTCTTCTAGCTTCATCTTCAGATGATCCATAGCGGCTGTAGTAGCTTGTAGCTCTACTGATCCCGCTGCCATAGTCTGAGACTGAATCCTTAGTAACTCAATTTGTTTTGCAACGCCTTGAGCATACTGCAGTAAAGCAGGCGTTAAGCTGCCAATAAAGCTAGTATCAAGGCCTGCGCCTAGCGCATCGAACTGAGCGCTAACACCAGCGAAGGTACCGTCATCAAGAGCATCAATAGCTTCTAGACGAGCTAGCCGCATTTGTTCTAGCGAAGCCTTGCGTAGTTCTACCTCATGTGCTGCAGACTTATTGATAGCGTCTTGTGCTGCTTTAAAACGATCACCAGCAGCAATCATTTCATTAAGGCCATTAGTTGACAGCCCAGCTAGTAAGTCTTCACTTAATGACAAGCCAAGAGCATCTGTCTTTTCTTTGAAAGATTCCCACCAGGTTTTCTTATCACCACCAGAGTCTGGTGCATCTGGTACTTCAAAGTCTAGCTCTTTCATAACTCCATCAATTTTGGCTGCAACAGCAGAAACATCACCTAAAATATCAGAGCCAGTAATAGCTCCAAAGATCTTAATAGCTAACATTTGCAATCTAAGAAGTCTAAGCTTCATAGTTAAGTCACTAATTTTCTTTAGTTTATCTCCAGGAAGTTGTAGTAGCTTATTAAAATCAATAGGATTATCTACAATAGAATGAGCATACTCTAGTCTATCAATCATTGTTGTAAACTCATTTTCAGCAGTATACATTGAAGCAACTAGATCATCAATAGAGTCTTGCATACCTAAACTTGTTGGGTTAGAGAGATCTGTTTGTAGATTTTGAACAGCTTCTTCAATAGCTTTTAAGCTGTCTTTTGCTTGAGCTTCTTGTGTAGGACCAATAATAGTTAACGGCAATAAAGCTTCATTACCTACTCCAATAGAAGAGAAAATGTTGTTAATTTTAGAGCCTAAATCTCTACCACTACCAAACCAGTCAATAGTTTTAGTTTCAACTGCAGCTGCCTGAAATAAAGCATAAATTTGATCAACAATAGATTGTTTTCTGTCTCTAATTCCATCTTTTATAGAAAGAGGTAAAGAAGCATAAGCTTCAGTAGCCATATTCTCATTTATTTGTAACAGCTCTTTTCCAAGAATTGCAATTTGAGTTTGAGTACCTAAACTAGAAGAAAATATATCTTCCAATGTCATAGAAGTGTCTACAGAGCTTAAAACACTTTCAATTGTGCTTTTGTATTCTAGTAACTCAAATTTTAATTGCTGTTTTGCATTGTCTAAGTTTTGTTTAGATTCGCTAGTGAACCCTGAAGCTACGTATGCAGCCTCTGCTTCTAAGACTTTTGAAGCTCCTGTTATAAAGGCACCAATTCTACTTGTATCAAAATTACTGAGGTTTACATCTACTCCAAGTAAGTTTAGAGATTCATTAATTTGATCTACTAATACTCCAGACTCAGAAAGATAAATATTTTTAAGAATTTCGAATTCTTTTTCAGCTTTTGATTTTTGAGCTGCTAATTGTTTTGTGTTAAAAAGAGCTGCAGTGCTTTCATCAAAAAGAGGTACAGCCGCTCCTTTAAAGTCTACAGTTCTTGAAGCTAAATCGTTTAACTTCTTTTGAAGTAGTAAAGCACCTTCAATAGATAGTCTTTGAGCTTCATCTGTATCTAATTGATCAAAGCCTAATTCTCTTTGAAGATTTTGAACAGTAGCAATAGCTTCTTCTTTAGACAATCTATTAGAAGCTAACATTACAGCAGTATCTAGGTCTTTAACTAGTTGTTTGGCAGCTGATTCTTGCTGTGCTTGAGCTTCTCTTAAAACAGAATTATTTTGCACTCCAATAGTAGCAAGCATGTTAGCCATTGTGCCTGTCGTATTTTGGCCAATACGATCAGCTAGCATTTCATTAACATTACGGATAAGCTTAGGGTCTACAGACAATCCTTGTGATAAAGCAAAGTTAAGTTTGTCAGCTAACTCTGCGGCAATAGGATCAATACCTCTAAGTTCTTCAATATTAATAAAAGCAGAGAGAGGCGCTGTACCTTTTGTAACAGCTTCAGTTGCACCTGTAATATCCGAAGTAGAGCTTGTAAACAAGCCTCCTCCTACTTGTGGTAAAGTAGCCACGCCTAGTTTGTCAGCAGCAGAAAGTAAACCTTCTACACTTTTAGAAATAGACTCACCAGAGCCTATTTCAGGAGCTTCTTTTATCTTATCACGGATACCTCTAAGTAGCTCGTTAGCTTCTCTTCTTTCTCCTCTTGTTAATTGACCTTCTTCCTCGTAAATGGATTTAAGCTCTTCAAGTCTATTAACAGACTGTTTTAAGCTAGCTCTCATGTCACCTACTTGGCTAGTATTCAATCCTGTCAGGTCTACAGAATCTAATGTTTTAAACACACCAGAAAAATCAATATCACCAATAGTACTGCCTTTGAGAGGGTCTAGAATGCTTTCAATCGATTTTCTAGCTTCTCTTCCACCTTCTGTAGTATTCGTAAAAAAGTCTGTAACACTATTTTTAAAGTTAGTCCACTTTTCAGATAGAGAGTCTCCTTTACCAAAAAGCATCAAACCTAGTAAACCAACGCCAAGAATTACAGCACCTATTTTGCTAAAGATTACAGCAAAAATAGTGCCTACAAAACGTAATAGCATAATACCTACTGTTACTAGTCCTGCTTTAAAACCTGCACCTAGTGCAGTTGCTACAGCAGCTTCAATAGCTAAACCAGCAATTAAGGCTCTAAATTGTAGTTTAACAAAGTTAACAGAAGAAATTACTAGTTTTCTAAAAGATCTAGGGCCCATAGCTCCAAAAAGCATTACCCCTAGCATTCCATACTCTAAAGCTGAAAAACCTAAACCAAAACCAGAGCTAGCAGCATCCTCGCTAGCCATAGCAACTGTGGTAAATAACCCCAGAACTACTGCAGCTAACAAAGCAGCTCTACCTATTTTACCGAAAAGAACACTGCCAATAGTACCTAATGGACCGCCAATAGCTAAGGATCTGTTACGTAAACGACCCATAGACATAGTATACCAAGTAGTAAAAGAATAAACAGCATTAGCTAATTTTGTACCAAGAACAGTAGCTAAAGATCCGCCACCAATTGCACTATAATATTGGAATCTAAACCAAGCAAACCATGCTGCAATTCTTGCTTTTAAGCTTAAAGCTCCAGAAGCTGGCCACAAATAACCAGTAAGATTTAGCATTTTACCATTAACTGACATTAGCCCAGACATTAAACCAATATAGTTTATAATAGCATCAAAAGTCTTAACTATTCCTTTAAACGTTCCACCTGCACCAAAAAGAAGTACAGAAACTAAACCCCCTACAGAAATAAAAGTGCTTACAGTGTTACCAATATCATTAAAAATACCAGGTATTAGGTTGAGTACTGCTATGACACCTAGCACAGCTGCAATAACAGTTCTACCTTTTCCTAGTAATAGAAATTGAAGTATGCCACTAGAACCAACACCACCTATACTCTTGCTTAGTAAAAGTGTTAAACCAGCATTGATTACTGTAGTAATCATTTTAAACTTACCGAGAAGAGCTGCAATGCCTGCGCCAAATAAGGCTATTTCAATAATACTACCTATTCCTGGTGTTGCGCTTATAAGCAGACTTATAGATTTACCTACAATACCTAATTGATCTAGTAAACCATGTGCAAAGCCTTTAGCTACATCTAGCAACCCTTGAAGTAATAATGGTAAATTGTCAAAAATAGCTTTGATAATAGTACCTACAAGTTTACCTGCACTTTGACCGATATTTTCAAAGAAACCTTCATCGATTAAAAGTTCTCCAGAATTCTGTAGGACTTTATTTAAAACATTTGCTACTAAAGTGCCTAGCAATAATGTTTTTAAAGCTGCAAATAATTTAACCCCAAATAATTCGGCTAATCCAGTAACAATACCTGCTGCTAGTAAATTAGCAAGAACAGGTGCACTGTTGTTTAGCTCACCCCAAACAGAAAGAATTCCGCTAAGAAGTTTAGAAGCTAAATAAATTTCGGCTTTCTGAACAAAAATGATCAGAGAATTTAAAGCTTGCGCTAAGTTGAGCTGAATATCTAAGGAGAAATCAAAACGAGTATTTGTAAGCTCTTTGAATTTATCTGATATTTTAGATTTGATATCATCTAGCGCAGATAAGTCTATTTGTTCAAATAGGTTTGATAAGTAATCTTTTAAAAAGTCTAAATTAAGATTTTTAAAATCAAAATCAAGATCAAGAAGATTTGCTAAAGGGGAGTTAGAAAATAAACTTCTTAAAAATTTCAAAGTCTTAGAAAACTCTGTTTTAATTTTAGCACTAAAAGTGTTAATTATAGGGAGAGCAGTATCAAGAAGATAATTAGTCCACTTAACTATCCCTTCAATAGTATCTGGCCAAACAGAACCACCTACTAAGTAAATATAAAGATCATAGAAAGTTTTTCTAATTTTGCTTGAAAATTTAGTTATAATTTTTGTAACTTTAGTTAGACCTGAAGTTGCAAAAGCAGTTATATCATCAAAAGTATTCTTAGCAGCTTCTAACATTCTACCTAAATAAGCTTCAAAGATAAGAGCGCCAGAAAATAGGCTAACAATTACATTCATTGCTAGAAAGTTTTTAGTAAATTCTACTAGTAGTTTAGAAGAAAATTCAAGCAAGAAGCCAAAGTCTTCAAAGGTATCAAATCTAAATTCAATTAATTTTTGATCAAGTATGCCTAAATATCTTCCTGTTTCAACAAGAAAAACATTAGTTTGACGAACAATAGTAGTTGCAAAGTTAAATACGTTAAACCATCTTTTACCATAGTTGTCAATTGCAGAAGCTAAATCATCTAAGTTTTGTCTAAGTTCTACTACGCTAGTAGACTGGAATACTTTAGTAAAGGCGCTAGATACACCTCCACCTAAGCTAGCAATCTCTAAAAAGGAAGCTCTAACAGCTAAAAGAGACCTAGTTACTGCAGCAAAAAATTCTACAGTTGGAATCTTAAATAATGCTAAAGAAAGCTGATCAAAAAGAGTAAGTACTGGAACAATAACTTTAGGAAAAGAACTCCCAATTCTTCCTACGATTGCACCAAGTACGTTAAAGATACCCCCTGCAACTAATTGGATATCTTTGAAAGTTTGTACGACATTAAGATCTTTTACACGTTCAGCTACTCTTAAATCAAGATCAACACTTGCTTCATTAAGTGTTCTAGAAAGATTTAAGGTACCTGCTGCAATACTTTTACTTAGTCCTAAACCCTTATCTACTTGCCCTATGTAGTTAGTTACCGCGTCTAAAAATACTACTGAAGACTTAGTAATAGAAGGAGCAATATTTTTAAATTCTTTATTAATTGCTGCGCCTTGATTAAGTAAAGCTTTCATTACTACATCAGCAGATAGCCCGCCTTCTTCAGCAATAGCTCTTAATTGTCCAATACTAACTCCAAGTTCATCTGCAATTGCTGTAGCAATTCTAGGTGCTTGTTCAAGGACAGAATTAAGTTCTTGACCTCTCAATGCACCAGCACTAAGACCTTGGCCTAACTGGAAAATAGCAGCAGAAGCAGATTGAGCTGAACCACCAGAAATAGCAATAGCTTTTTGAACATTCTCAGTTACTTCAATAAGTGTTTCTGTTTCAACTCCAGCATCTCTTAATGCTAAGCCAAAACGATTAAAAGTTTCTACTGATCCTTCTACAGAGGTAAAGGTTTTTGCAGAAACACTAATTAACTTTTCTTGAGTTAGGATTAGGTTATCTGTTCTACCAGTAACTAACGCAATTCTATTTTCTAGCTCACTAAACTTAGAAGTAACACCTACAAACCCAGCAGTTAATGCACCACCAGTTAAAGCTAAGGTTAGATTTCTTGCTAAATTAGAAAAGCCATTACTTAGCCCGTTAACAGAGCTAGCTAGTTCTTTATTTGTTTTTGATAAGTCTTGTCTTAAAGACTTTAATTCTTGTGAAATTTGTTTGCTGTCGATGCTTTTGACACCAACGTTTGAAATGTTTTTAGATACTGCTCTAGACTCAACTTCAAGAGTCTTAAGTCTAGTTGAGATTTTTTTAAGAGCAGATTCAATACTACTTTCATTAGCTACAATGTCAACTTCAATTGCCATTTTTTAACTCCTAAATAAAATAGCCCCACAGTATTTATACTATGAGGCACTTTATGACTATTTTTTTGTTGTTATTAGCTCTTTGACTTTGAAGCCATTATTCATCATAGTTCTTTCTATGAAATAACGAGGAGCTTGTTTTGAACTGCCTTTGTTAAGAATATCGATGTATTCTTGAGAATTTGAAATAGTAGCTGTAGTGCTATCTTTAAACTCTAAAGACCAGCTATTTCTAGCTAAGCCTGTATCTACAGGTGTAGCATCTTCTAAATCTTCTAATAATTTTTTAGTTTGTTGTTTAAACTGCTGTTCTACTTCAGCTTTTATTTTTTTAGAAAAGAGAGTCCTATTAAAAGTAATATTAAGCATTAAAAGGAATCTCCTCTGTAAGTTTATGTTTAAATCTTTCGAAGAATTTTTGGCCAACTGTAGTAGAGTTGTCTACTGCTTTGTTTTCATCTTCTATAACTTTTAAAGAGCTAAATAAATCACTTGGCTTTAGTTTAGATCCGCCAAAAGACATAGCAATAATTGCTGCTCTATTGTCTTCTCGCCATCCAACTGGTCTTCTCCTAAAGTATTCTGACCAGCCTAGCATTTCTTCATAAGACAACTCATTAAGCTCTTGTAAAGTTAATTTTAAATTATAAGCTATCTCGTAGTAATTTAATTCTTCTTCACTGAGTCGTTTCCCTCTGCCGAACGCACGCCTGCTAGCTCAAGTACTTTTTGAGCGAGATTTACTACTTCGTCTAATGGGAAAGAATCTAGTTCTTCATCTGTAAGATCTTCCGCACCTACAACACCCATACGAATTACACTACGTTGGATTTGAAGGCCTGAATCGGTAGAGTCTTTTTCTTTAATAGCATCTAATTGTGATTGAAAGTCCTTTACCTGAGAAACAGTAAGCTTTTTTACTTCTACAGTTTCACCATCCATAAATTTAACTTTTACTGTTTTTTGTGCTTTACCGACTAGATGTTTCATTCTTTATCTCCTAGAATATCTTCATTATTTTCGCGAATTGACTCAATCATAGAATTAAGTTTACCAAGATTAGCAAGAGTAGTCATTACTTCTTGTACTTTTTCTGGTTGACCTTGAAATTCAGGTAGCCGTGCGATTGTTTTTTGTGTAGAAATAGCTACACTAGATTGCATATGTTTTAATGTCTCTTTGATGACATAGTTATTTGAAAATGGTTTATTCATGTATATACCTATGTAAAGGTTGGCCCCTCAACTGACGTTAGTCAAGGGGCCTTCCTAAATTAGCTTGTAGCAGTAATAGTGAAAGGACCGAAGAAGTCGGACTGGATTGAAAGAGCTACAGTAGCAGTTGAAGCGTCATCACGAGCAGGGTTGACAAGTAGTGATTCAACTTTACCTACGAAGTAGATGAGAGCATTTGGTACAGGAGCAGCAAGAGTACCACCAACGCCAGCAGTTAAAGCAGTAGTTAGCGCTGGGGGCTTAGCGGGAAGTAGTGCGAACTGGAATACCTTTGCAACACCATCAGCAACTGCATCACCTAGGGTACCAGTTGAAGCGAAAGAAGCGTTGTTCTTTGCCCACTCTGAAGGGATGTAGTTAATGGTTAGTTCTAGGTCAGGGGCATCTGACTGAGCACCGATAGACTGGGTCTGAGCCTGGCCATAAACAGGAACTTTAACGATGTTAGCAGGAGTACCAAAGCTAGGCATGTCACGAATATTGTCGATTTCGACAAAGTCTGCAGCAGTAGCAAAGTTAGCTTTAAGATTGCTCTCAGTTAGAGAGGTTGGAACTGCATCACGAGAAACAGCAAGAGCTGAGAACTGTGCAGCTGAAATTGAAGTTGGGAAAGTCATTAGTTATTCTCCATAGTAAGAAAAAGGAACAGAGTAATCTGCTCTTGAAAGAGTTGAGTCATCGGGATCTGGTCCAATGAATTGTAAGGAGCTTACACTAGTTTGAATACCGTAAGCTAAGAATTGATTTTGGAATACAAGATCTAAGGAGTTAGCAATTGTAGTAGGTTCTTTTTGTCCACTACCAGCGGGGTAATAAATACTTACAATGACGAGACCAGTAACTAATTTGTTATCTCTATAGGCAAATTGATTTGCTTTTCCGGTTACAATGTTAAGCTTCAAAAAAGGAACGGCAGAGATTGTTCCTCGGTAATCAGCCGGATAAACGGGCAAATTTGCTAGTAAGTTATTTTGTGGTAACGAATAAAAAGTGTCTATGATATCTTGAAACATCAAACACTCCTTACTGTTAATTGCGTAATTCCTGGATAAGTCTCAAGTTTTTCAAACCGATAAGTCTTGTTTCCAAAACTAATAGTTGAATAACGAGAACCATCTAGATCTCTAGTTCTAATAACTAATTCCTTTACGATATTTAAATCTTTGTCTAACACAGAACTAACTTCAATAAACTCCACTGAATAAGGTTGTTCATCAGAAATTAAAGTGCCTGTGCCGAAATTAAATCCTGTAGCTGTTTCTTCAAGAAGAACACCTAACTGTACTAAGTCACCAGCAGCTTGAAAGGCTTGATCAACTGCAGACTCTACTGTTTGTAGTAGGCTCATTAGTTTGACCTCCACCAGCCCCCTGCAGCAGTGTAACCTTGGCTAAAGATTAAAGGAGCAATAAGCTTATTAATCTCAGCAGGTACTAAAGGAACTTGAGGAGAAGAGCTTCTGCCAGCATCACTGTTAGCTAAGCTAATAGGACCAATACTGATAGAGTCATAAGTTACCTCATAACCTTTAATTACTGTTGGGTGTTTTACTAAGTGAAGTGCTAGATAAGCCACAGCTTTTTCTAGGCGAATAGGGATTTCTCCTTGTTCAACAGGAACATGAAGAGAAAGTACAGGATCAAAGAAACTAAGTTTAGCTCTAGGCCAAGCAAGAGACTGAGACGACGTTACCGCCGTCCCAATCCATTCATTTTGGTCCAGAATTCGAGTTGCATCAACTAGCGCCTGTTCTTGAGCATCTGTATCTGCAGCTTCCCAAAAAGGGTTGTCTGCAAGATAATCGTCAGCAGACTCTAAGTAAGAGTTTTCAAATAAAATTAGCGCCATGATGCCTCCTCAAGTTAAGGTGCTACAGCTACACAGCGGCGAGCATAGCGACGTAGATGAGTCATTAGCTGATCATCGTTAGCTTCAAGCTTGAATTTAGTGATGAAAGCTTCTACGTCTACTGATACGCCAGTAGCGGTTGTTACATAAACTGGTTTTTCAGCCATGATACACCACCGATTAAGCGTGTAGAATGGGGAGAATACCTAGGTTTAGTGGATCCATAGTACGGGTCCATGAGGCAGCAGCCCCTAGGGTTGAGTTGGTAGCGAAATTGTTGGTTGCGCCAACCCAGTCGTAGCCCATAGGATGAGCAACGAAGCCATAGCGATACCAGATGTTGGTTGAACCACCACCAGCATAGCTAGCAGGATTACGATCAACTTCGGTAGCGACTGGCATTGGGATTTCGCGGAAAGCAACTGAACCAGGCTTGACAAGGAAGGTTGTCTTGGTTGACTGGTCATTAACGTTAGCTGAAGCAGCAAGGTTGCCCTGAGCAGCACGAGTTAGGACTAGACGGAACTTACCACCGAAGATGGTTTGGAAATCTAGGTTACCGTCACGAACACGGTCTTGGTCGATTAGGTTAGCTGCACGAAGGTCAGCAAGAACTTCAGGTGAAGTTACCATGTAAACGAAGTCTGGTTCGTAGTCCTTGTAGAACATACCCATAGCGCGGAATAGACGCTCACCACGAGCAGCACCGATTTCTGAAGAGTCAACTAGCTTACGAGCATCGCCAGCGCCAGTAGCAGCGGCACCGAAAGCACCAGCAGCGTTAACGTCAACGAAAGCACCAACTGAACCTGAAGGAACAGTGTCGAAGCCGACAATACCAGCACCAAGAGCAACTTCAGAAGCAGCAACGCCCTTCATGATGTTTAGAACAGCGTTATGCTCGTCCTGAGCACGTGACTGAGCAAAGTTACGAGCGAAGAAAGCTAGGCCGTCCTGCTGTGAGATAATGCGCTGTAGGTTAACCTGTTCAGCACCGATGGTGCGAGCATTCTTAACATAGTTAGCAATGTCGGTTGAGATTGAAGAATAAGTACCATCAGTAGCAGTGGTTAGTGAAGCGTTGTTGATGGTAGCTGATAGTGGTTTGTACCAGCGTAGCTGACCAGCGAAGCCTTCGCCTGATGGGTCTAGCTCGGTTGAAGCAGCAACCATACCAGTTGAGTTAATACGCTTTTCTTCGGTCCAGCGCTCTTCTGCATAAGCAGAGATAGCAACTGCTACGTTCTGAAAGTTTAGATGATTAATAGCCATTTTGTTGTACCTTTTTTAGATTATTTGTGACTTAGAAAGTCACTGTTCCGAGTTTACCTGATTCAGCAAGAGCAAGTAGCTCTTCAGTAGTCATGCCAGAGAGAGTCTTTGGACGTGACATTGAAGCAGAGTTCTTGTTCGAGTTTGAGCCAGCACCTGAGTTTTCTTTAGGTTTAAAGAGAAAATCCTTATTAGGATCTTTAGAAAAAGCCTTGAGATAGTCATTAATACTAGCGCCAGACTTGTGAACCCATGAGCCGTCCTCGTCTTGGACAAGTTCAGGGAGAATAGTTTTGAAAGCAGTTTCACGTGCGAAGTCGTTACGGAACTCGAGAGAGCCTAAGTGCTTCTCTAGCTCACGATCTCGAGTAACAGAAGTAAGTTTATCCTGCAGAATTTTCTTTTCTTCTTCTAGTTCAGCAAGTTTAAGTTTTGCAACTTCATAATGCTTGCCTTCGTCTTCGAGTTGTTTACGTTGCTTATCTTGAGCTTCTGCTTTGAGACGAGCATTTTCACGTGCTAGCTCTTCAGCTTTTTTATAGGCTTTGTCAACATTGCCCTTCATTTGTTTAAGCTCGTCAGCCACCAATTGTTTTAGTAGAGCTTGATGCTCATCAGCAAGAGAGGCTTTCCGTTGGGAAAGGTCTTGTTGATTGGTGTCATTATCGTCTTCATTATCATTGACAGTATTATCGTCGTTTTGATCAGCCATAGTTATAGTATTTCCTTTTGCACAGCATTGAATAGAGAACTAAAGGTACAACAATAGTTCGTTAGTCTATGGTATTCTAGTTATTAGTATTATTCTTTAATCTTTTTCTCAACAGGAGCTTTTTCAACCACTGGTTTAGGAGCTTCTACTTCTAGAGAGTTGACAATTGTTTGTAGTTTACGCCATTGACCTGAGTTGGGGCCTTCGATAGCGACACCAGCAGCAAAATCAGCAAACCACTCTTTAAATTCTTTTGTTTTCATTTTTTATACCTATATTGAGGAGGCTGGTATGTAAAATCGCAAGAAGAACAAACAAAAAAGCCTTCTCGATGATTCCATACAGTTACTTCTTTTATCTTTCCTTCTTTACAGAAAGGACAAAGGCAACCGGGGTACAAGGAGTAATCACGAGTCATAAGTCACCTCAAGAAAAAGAAAGGAAAGTGAGGGAGGAGCAGAAGCATAAGCTCCCGCCCCCATAAGGTTTTCAACCCCCTCTTCTTTATAGCTAAGAGGTGATTACTCTGCAGCTAGAGCGTTCAACTGAGCTAGACCAAGAAGGAAATAGGCTGTTTCACGAGTCATGTTACCTGAGCGAACAAGCATTTCATCGTCTTTAGTTACAGAAATGACAAGTAGTTCTTCTACAGTATCTTTCATGTCAACTAGTTGAGCGATAACTTCCTCAATCTCAGCACGATCTGTTGTAGTGTTGACGGGTTGCTTATTAAAAATTGATACAATCTTATCTGTCATTATATTTCCTTATGGCCCCCAACCGTAGTAGTCATACCCGGTTTTTAAAGGAGCTGTAATTTCTTCTGGTTTAAATTTAGGATCAAAGTAGCCAAGGTCTTCAGCTTCTTTTAAGTATTTAAAATACAACTCGTCAGGTAACCCTTCTTCACGAAGAGCATCAAGAGTCTTTTTAACTTTTGGATATTGAGCAAAACGCTTGTAGATATCTCGAACTTCTGCTAAGAGAGGATCGATTTCATTGATATTTAAAGCAGCAGCGTCATGAATAGTTGAAGTTGGAATACCAGTACGACGACCCCAAAGATGTAGCTGTCTAACAACACTAGCATCGTCTGCGTGAGTACCGTTAACACCTAGACCCAGTCGAACATCGCCTACTTGCCCTTTACCTAATAGCTTACCATCTTCAGCATTCATTTGATAAATGTTGCGAATGTAACGTTTAGATTGAGGATCGTAGAAACGAATTTCTTGTTGGATCTTTGGTCGATAGTCTTGGTATAGTAGTTTACCATCAAAAGTAACCCAAGGAATACGAACCTTTTTAGTTGATCGTGCGTAATCTTGGCCAACTCTTTTCCAAAAGTCAATGTAGTTATCAGTAACAGGTGCACGTTCTGAGAGTTTTTCAGACATAATAGCAGCAATTCTTTTGAAGTGGTCAGGACCTACTTGAGGACCTCTCCTATTTGAGTACTTGTAAATAAAGTCAGAAAGATCTGGGTGAAAATCTGCTGCTTCAGCAAGTAACGCATCGCTAACAGCTTTATCAGGATTGTTAGCAATTTCAAGGACTTCTTTCTTTAATGCTAAGAGGTCAGCTTGAGTGTCTGTTGCACCTAAAGACTTAGCTTCTTTAATTTTGACGTCAATTTGTTTAGTCAAAGCTAAATATTCTGCTCTGGTAGTAACAAGCACATCTTGCTTACGAAGTACTTTTGACAACTCAAGAGCAACTCGAGCTGCTTGTCCTGCTTTACCTGCACCATACAGTGAGATCATAACCTGATACTTTGCAGCTTTATTGATATCTTCCCAAGTCAAGTTAAGATTTAATTCTTGCATCAAATCTTGAAAACGAGGATCACTAACAGTATCTTGAGCAACAAGGTCATAGATTCTGTTTTTCTTAATAGACTGCAATACATTAGAGGTAATAGCAGCACCACGATCACCTGTAGCAAGAGCAATCATTTGTAAGCCTGAAGCAGAAGCGTCAGCTTCACCAAGTAGTTTAGACTTATAAGTTTTTAGCTTTGCAGGAGTAAAATCACCACCTGTATGCTTATGAATACGATAGTACTCAAGACTAAAGCGAGCAATCTTAGCTACTTCAGCAGCATCTGTAGACTGAATTAAAGGATGTTCAAGAAACTCTCTAATACGACGTTCTCTTTGAGTTTTTGCGCTAAGTAACTGCCCTACCTCAAGAATAAACTTTTCATTACGCTTGAAGATAGCTAGTCTGCCAGCATCAGTAAGTGCTTCAGTACCTGGACCTATAACAGCTGCCATTTGAATCCGTAGCTGGTTTAAACCTTGAGGAGTCATTGAAACAGCATGAGCTGTGTTTAAGAAAGGACGAACTACTTCACCACCAGTAGGTGTTAAATACCCGTTGTAATATACGCGGCCACGACCGTCAATACGGGCATGTACGGTGAAAGTCTTTCCATTGGCCCGATAGTACCTGATAGTTTCCATAAGACCATAGCCTTGGTCTCCTCGCCTGATAATTTCTTCACGAAAGCCGTTAATTGAGTCATAGTAAGCTGCTTTACCTCTCTGGTCTTTAAATCTAACTAAGTCATCCATAAAGCTAGTAAACTCATCGTCTACTTCATAACGGAAAGACATTGTGTGGTTTAACATATCGGCGAAATCGCCATCAATTTGTTTTTCATCAAACTTAGAAAAAGCTGAACGAGTTACAACAGGAACACCAGTATCACGGCCACGAGCATCTACATAAGTCTTTTTACCGGGAACGACAAAATACTTGTTTTCAGGACGATCTACACCTAGGCGATTAGACAGTTCAATACGACGATTATAGTCTTGTAGTTTAAGCATTACTGGATCAATAACTTGAACTTCTCTTGAAACAGTATCTTTCCAGTTTCCTGAAGCACGACCTGTGTCTAAGTCTGTAGTAGCTCTGCGAGTAACACCACGAGAGTTTACTCTGATAAGCCCTTGTTGACGCATTAGTTCTAGAATCTTAGACCCTTGCTCATGGTAGTCTTCAAGAGAAGAACCAAAGATAGGGTAAATAGGATTCCAAGTAGACTTTAACTCCTTACCTAGGCTAATAGCTAGTGAGTCATAGTCTGTTGTAGTGCCTTCAGCAACTACTGCCATCAGCCTTGACATAGAACGAGTAACTTCACCTTCGATAGGCTCAGCTAACTTTTGAACAAACAAACGCTCTAGCGTTAAAGAACGCCTTAGTTTATAAAAGAATTCCAGGTCTACAATAGAACGATATTCTTCACGAATAGTTCTTGTAATGAAGTCGGCAAAGCCTTCTTCCTTGATCTCAAGAAACATAGTTAACCAATCAGGAGTAACTTTCTTTTTCAAGTACTTTTTAACAATTTTAGAGAATTTGTCTGGAGTTTTACCGAAACGAGTATAAAAACCAATAGGATCGTCTTTGTAAAAAGTAGCACGAATAGAACGTTTAATAAAACTGTCTTTTAGTGTTTCAAACAAACCTTCTGGTTTCTCATTAGGCCCAAAGAAATAAGAAGTCCAAGGTGCTTTACCACGGTAGTAAACACTGCGAGCTAGCTTGATACCCTCAGTTGAAGCCCAGTCTTTCACATAGCGTTCATATTCTAACTTTTCAGCATGTAGTTTTGAAATAGCTAGTGTTTGACCTTGAATCATTACTGCAGGTTCGTTAGGATCTCCCTTAAAACCAAGGAACAATTCTGAACGTGCTCTTGAACGACGATCAAGTAACCTTGAAACGTTTATTGTAGAGAAATTCATTTCTGCTCGAACGGTAGCTACAAAATTTTCCCAAGGTTCTGGGTTCTTTTGATAGCGTTCAAATAGAACACGAAGGTTTTCTACTACTACTGTTTGCTGATTTACAGACACTCGATCTTCAAGGCTGTTAGTAAAGTCTTCGATGAACTGCTTCTGATTACGATCTAGCAACTTTGATTCATTCATGTAGTCGATACGTTCGCGTAGCAATGTGAAATCAGGATCATAGTAAAGGGTAGAGCGTACTTCTCCTGTGAAAGGATCAAAGGTTTGATTGCGAGGATCAAACTCGTTGTTAGCTTGTGAGCGAACACCACGCTTACCACCTAGGCTAGTACCGCGGAAGTCTGTTAGGCTAATTGCTGAGTTACCATTCATAGTGTCTGCAACAATAAGGTCTGCAAGATCCTTCTGTACTTGTGCTGAACGAACAACTTGGAAAGGCCTAGCTACATTAAGAAATACAGCTTGTGGATCTTTATCACGAATAGAAACAGGGCTAAAGAAAGTTAGTAGGTTATCCTTCATCCTAACAGCACTAATGTCAAGAGGACGACCTAGGTTGCTAAAGAAGTCTGTTAGACCAAGAGCACCTCTTTCAAAGAGAGCTACTCGTTCTTCTGAGCCTAGCTTGTCTACCTTTGTTGCCATAGGTTGACGGATCAACCAGTCACTAAAAGTTTCTTTAATAGGTAGTGCACCTGAAAGACTGTTATCAGCTACAGCAGCTAGTCGTTCTTTGTTAACTCTATCATTAGTTGAGCGAGAAATTTCTTTCTTAGATTTGAGAACAGGAACCAGAACAGAACGACAACGCCAGTGCAATGGAGGACGAACTTTTAAGTTGTCTGCTGACTGGAACAAGTTGTCATAGCGAGAACAGATTTCACTAGTACGAGAGTCGAGAATAGCTGTAAAGACATAGCCAGAATAAACATCTTTGTTTGCTTCAAGAACTTTTTGCTTGACGATGTTGTCTGCTTGAGTCATGTGAGTAGTAACAAGAGTCTTGGCTTGGTTGTCAGTTAACTTTGTAGTCTGTAGTACCTTCTTAATAATTTCGTCTTCAACTTCACCTGCAGCGATACCTCTACGAATTGTAAGATTAATACGTGTTAGTTCTGCACCACCTACATTTTCAAAACTCTTTACCATAGTAGGATGAGACTTAGTCTCGTTAAATAGCTTGAGAGGCTGGCTAGTGATTTCCCTAGCTAGCTGTCCACGATTAACTGAGTTAACACTGTAAAAGTCACCAACAGAGCGTCTAAGATTGTTAGTCTGAAAGTCTAGCTCTGCTCCAATAAAGTCTGAAACAGCATTAGAACCTAGTGCGTGAAGCTCTTGGACATACCTTGTAACCTCACGCTCTAGTGCTAACCTATCTTTTAAGTCTTTTCCAAGAATTTTCTTTAGAAAGCTACGGTGACGGTTAGAAGCTTTATCAATAAGTAAGTTTGCAGCATCTTGATAACGTCTAATTGTGAGCAAGTGCTCAATTTGTCTATCGAATAATTCTTGGGTTAGACTCATAGTAACTCCTGTTTATGGTTTTTCTGGCCAAACAATATTATATGGAAAACCAGGCTGGTTAGTGATATCAAGAAGATCACGACGATATGTTGTCCAAGCTTGTTGTTGCTCAGTAGACAAGTCTGCCCAACGTAGCGGATTACTAACTAATGGATCTACTTCTGTTGTCAGTAGATAGTTTCGTTGATTTCGTACGTTTTCTGTTGCAACGGCATCTAGCTCTGCTTGAGTAGGAGGAATGTACTCTGCAGTATTTGGATCTGCATCCATTATAGAGTAGAGTTCCGCTACATCAAATAGCGCCCCGGTATCGTTTGGATCACAGGTGAACGGTATCCAACCTAAAGTTTTATGCTCAATTTCGCAGTCTATGCGGTTATTTGCTAATTTTTTTGCGTTTCTATAATTCATATTAAGATATCCTTAACCAGACTGATACGTTTGCTATATTGAATACATAAGCAGTGCCTCCACCTTGCACTGCGGTATGACCCATGATCCTCCAAGTGCCAGCGGGAGCTGTTGCACCATAGCCGACGAGTGGGTTTGTCGAATCTGTAACTGTATTAGCATAACGCAAGGTTGAGCCTGCAACAGTAGTACCTGGAGTTTCTGCGGCAGTAGTATTATGCCAAAGGAGCGCATAAGAACCAACATCGCCAACCGCTAAACCAGCCGTGGCTGTACCTACCTCAGCAGTTGTTGGGGCTCCACTTGTCCAAGGGACGTTTACTACCATTTGATTTGCGGCATTTAGTTGAATACCGTAGGTTCTACTTGCAGTCGCAGTTACAGCATTAGCTGCTACGGTTTGCACTGTATCGCTAAACAGCTCAACAACACCCTTAACAGTTGATGTTGCAGTTGGTAAAGTAGTCCAGCTAGCTTCACCAGCAGTTCCGCCAGAAGTTAATACTTGCCCAGCGGTACCGTAGTCAGTAACTACACCAACGCCGATTTGCCCAGCAGCACCAACCCTAAATACAGCCTCATTCGGAGTTTGGGAATAGAACGAAATTGTATTATCTGTTTCTGCATTAATACTCCAGCCATAGGTAGAAGCGTCTGGATAAAAATTCAGTTGCGCGCCAAAACCAGCGGGTGCATGAATTTGCATAACACCAGCATTGGCGTCGATGTAATCAGCAGCTAGAGTATAAGCCGTTAAATTTGCATTTGGTGCGTTTACTGCAGATGAGTTGATAGTAAGCCCGCCGTTATCATTAGCACCAATATTGATGTTAGTAGTAGATGCTCCAGATCCACCAGTACCAATGTTGACAGTTTTGGGTACACCAGATGCTACCACCCCTGTAGAAATGTTGGTGGTACTTTGGGCTGTTCCATCATAACCTAAGTTAAGAGTTGTTGTTGCACCAAAAGCGTTTACAGTTGTAGCTGTTGTATCAAATAACGCCATTGTTGTGCTAGCAGCGTTAATACCTGTCGTAAATGAAGGTGAAGTATCGAATACTAGAGTACCAGTACCGTCTGGAATTGTAATTGTTCTGTTTGTAGTTGGGCTATTTGAAAGTTCTGAGTAAAAAGTACCAGCCGAATTATAAAGTCTAAAGTTTCCAGCCGAGGTAATCACAGCAGCAGTTTTAGGCGCACCGCCGTTAGCAGCAGTCCAGAATTGAAGATCGCTACCTCCAGAGGTCCCAACACCAACACCACGAATTAAAGCTAAATCACCAGAGCCGTTTGCGCTAGCATCACGACCACTAAAGGTAATTGCACCATACTCTTGACCAGCAACAGTTGATGTATCGTTTGTTTCAAGACGAATTCTTGAGCCAATTGCATCAGAGGTGTAAGAAGATACATAAAGATCGGTACCTTGAACTGTAGCAACAGGAATAGTTGAGGCGGTAAGAGGAGTTCCCATCTTAACCGTACCAGCAACAGTTTGTGCTCCTGTCGTAATAGTTGCATAAGATACTGAAGTAGTTGTACAAGCAGTAACAGTAAAGGTGCCGTTATACCCAGTAGGTGTTACACCAGCAACAATAATCTGTGAACCGACTTCGAAAGGTGCTGCAGCCTGAGCGGCAAACGTAATTGTTGCAGTGGTCCCAGTACCACTAGCTGCAGTTGTAGCTAGAGTAGTTGATAAAGACGGAACTGTAAGAACATCACCTGTTGTGTACCTATGGCCGCCCCAAGTAAGAGTAACTCCAGTTACAACACCAAGTGCAACTGTAACAGTACCAAGCATGTAAGAGCCTGTTCCACCAGTAAATACTTGGTTTGTATGAGTACCATTCATAAAGCCGCTACCACCGCCAACAAGTGTGCCAAGAGTAAGGACAGGTCCTGTAACAGCTGAAATATTTTGGCCTAAAGACATGTTACCTGGAACAATAACACTACTATTTGCACCTGCCGTTACAGAGCCTAAAGTAATATTAGTGGTAGAACCAGAAGCGCCTCCGGTTCCAATGTTAACTGTTTTAACTACACCAGAAGTATTAGCACCAACTGAGAGGTTAGTAGTACTAGCTGCAGTACCATCATAACCAAGATTACCGGTAGTAGCTGCACCAAAAGCATGCACAGTTGTTGCCGTGGTATCAAAAACTGACAAAGTGGCGCTGTCTGTTGCTACACTAGTAGTAAAAGTTGGGCTAGTAGCAAAAGTAAGTTTTCCTGAACCAGTTTCGTCAGAGATAACGCCTGCAAGTTGAGCAGAAGTTGTTGCTGCAAACTGAGCTAAAGTATTGCTAGTAAGAGCATTTCCCCCAGAGTTTGTATCAACCCAAGGAACGTTAACAACAGCTTGACCTGCAGCGTTAACTTGGACCCCATAAGTTCTTGAAGCGGTAGCTGAAACTGCTTCTGCAGCAACAGTTTGAACAGTATCTGAAGCTAGCTCAATACCACCAAGTACTGTTGATGTAGCTGCTGGAAGAGTGTAAACAGTATCAGTCCAAGGAACGTTTACTACTAACTGAGCGTCAGAGTTGGCTTGAACTCCATAAGTTCTACTAGCTGTTTGAGAGGTAGCATTAGCTGCTGTAGTTTGTATTGTATCACTAAATAGCTCAACACCACCTCTAGTAGTGGAAGATGCTGCAGGTAAAGTGTAATCTGTACTAGAAATAGTAACTCTTGAATTTGGAGAATCAAAAGCAACATTTGTAGTTCCTGAACCAACAAATTGTAAACCAGTAGTATCAGTTACAGTTATCTGAGTAACACCCGCTGAGTTCTTAATAGGTAAGCTTGTAGTATTCGTATCAGTCCAAGGAACGTTAACTACTCCTTGACCAGAACCGTTAGCTTGCAAACCATAAGTTCTGCCAGCTGTAGTTGAAACTGTATTAGCTGCTACGGTTTGTGCAGTATCACTGAATAGTTCAATACCACCAAGAGCAGTTGAGGTAGCTGCTGGTAAAGAGTAGTTGTTAGCGCTAGTTGCAATACCGTCGAGTTTAGTCTTATCAGCGGCACTCATTGACCCAGCAGCTGAAGTTGTAGCTGCAGTGATTGAAATAGCTGGTGTAGTGCCACCAGAGCTAACAATAGGAGCAGTTCCTGTAACAGCAGTTAGTGTACCCGTGTTAGAGGTATAACCACTAGGGTTAGTGGCAAGATAGAAAGCAGAAGCGTGATTACCATCTAGTAAGTCAGCATCTAGACCTGAACCTGTTCCATCGTTGCCTGCATTCCATACAGTATTGCCGTTAGCAGTGATTGCGGCTGGGAAAGCAGCATTACCTAACTCATCTGTGGCATAAAGGTTTCTACGACCAGAAGGATAACCTCCCCAAAGCTGTGTTTTGTAAATAGCGATAGGATTAGATGGAAAACTTGCATTCCAAGTAGGAGTAAACAACACATAAACTTCATGCCAGTGAGTACCTAGAGTAGCTGTAGGATTCCAAGGAATTGTGCTAAAAGGTAAATATAAATGGCCAGGCCAACTATTGACTTGAGCAGTAGAGCTAGTGTGTTGTGTCCAAGCGCCACTATCATGTTTCTTAAACATTTGAACGCCAGTAGTGTGACCTTGTGTAGAAAAGTAAGCATAAAGAGCATTCAGATAAACATAGTTTACAGCTCTCATCCTAATTCTAAAATAAGGAGTTCCATAAGGAATAGCAACTGAAGAGTTGCTTGAATCCCCACCTACTAGTACTCGTTTATTAGCATCACTCCAACCAGCATCTGTCCAAGTAACATTGTCTGTAGAAGTTTCAATCCAAAAGTTTGCAATAGGAAAACGTTCGGTCTTGTTATCAAATTGAGCATCAAATAATGCCATTTCAGCTACAGTAGGTGTACCTAAATTAGAAGAAGGAATACCATTCGTGTTCACTACCATGCTACGCATAGGAATGTTGCTAGTCTGAATTTCTGTTTCAGTGTAATAACGACCGTCTAAGTCAACAGAGGCAAGACCTGTTACATGACCGTAGGTGTCAAGGGTAACATCTTGGATTACTGTACCATTAGCGTTGTCTACAGAAGCTTGAGTAGAAGTATCGGCATGAGCAATAATAGCAGCTGTACCTTCTCCGGCAACAGCAGTAATAGTTAAACCACTAGAGCTTGTTTGCGCACCTGAAGTACCTGCTGCAATAGTAGCAACATAGTTACCTGTAGTATCTGTACCAAGAGCAACAGAGTTCGCTGCAATAGTAGCTGTTAGAGTGCCTGAAGCAAGGTCTGTAAGAGTAACACTACCTGACAAGTCACCTGCAAGAGTAATGACAGGGTCAGGTTTGTTCTGTACGTTAGCCCAGTCTAAATTAGAGTTTTTCCAAAGACCTGTGGAGGTCTCGTAGGCTAGTACTTGTGTGTTAGCAGGGCTAGTAATAAGAACGTCATGTAGCTCATTTAACTCAAAGCCATTCTGTACATGAGCAAGAATACGGCCTGAGCTAGCGTGAGCTTTGACTACCCAACCAAGAGAAACTAAGTGGGCAGGAGCAACAGGCTTAGTCTGAGTAATAGAACCTGCTGTAGCACCCAGATAAATAGCTCCACCTTCTGTAAAAGCCGCCGTATTTAAGTTGTAAACTAAACCTTCTGTAGTTACTACACCTTCAGCTCCATTGAGAATGTCTGCATTTACGAAACCAATAGTCTTGCTAGAAGTAGCTTCACTAGCGTTACTAGCTAAAGCAATACTAGGTCTTTGTCCTTGTGCTCCATTGATATAAACAGCAGAGCCTTTAGGAATAGTAGCACCAGTACCATTGTAAACAGTTAGCTGCTGTACTTCTACAGAGCCGAACTCGATGATGTTACCGTTGCCATCTTTTGAGAAAAGTTTTTTATCGACAAGGTTGATAGCAAGCTCGCCAACTTCAAGATCAGTCGTTAGTGGAACTTTTTCAGCAACACTAGACTTCTTGTGAATAATTTTAGTCGCCATATAGATGAGACCTTTCTATGTCTTAGTAAGTACCGCCGTCAAGCTTTACGTTTTGTAGTGGATAGTCACCCATGTCCCAAGCGTCGTTACCTTCGTTCCAGATAAACTGTACGTTAGCATCAGTACCACGCTCTACTTCAAAACCAGCATTTTGGCTAGCAGCCCCTGTTTCATCAGAGTTGAGAACAATAATGTTGTCGCCAATGTTAACAGTGTTTGAGTTGACAGTAGTAGTAGTGCCGCTAACAGTTAAGTTACCTGTGATAGTAGTGTTGCCACCAACGTTGAGGTTACCACCAACACCAACACCACCAGTTACGATCAATGCACCTGTAGTAGTGTTAGATGAAGCTGTAGCGTTAGTAACTGAGACAGCAGTTGCAGTAGTTGCACCACGACCTGTTACAGTAGCAAGAGTATCTGCTTCGGCAGTTAGGTAAGAACCAGCTGGTTGAATACCTGCTTCTGCAAGAGTATTGTTGATCCAAGCAGTGCCATTCCACTTTAAGATTTCACCGCTAGCATTTGATGTGATCGTAACGTTAGAAAGAGAATCTAAAGTGTGGTTGTGAGCTGCAGTAGCGAGACCAGCTTCTGCTGCTGTTTGGTTAATCCACTTAGAAGTAGCTGAATCCCAAGCTAGTACTTCGTTATCAGAGTTAGAAGTGACAACTACGTTAGAAAGTGAGTCAATAGTATGGTTATGCGAAGTGGAAGATTTGCCATCTAACTGAGTTTGAATAGCAGAGGTAACACCATCAACATAGTTTAGCTCAGTAGTAGTTAGTGTAGCTCCATCAAGGATATTTAACTCTGCAGCACTAGCGTTAACACCAAATTGAGTTAGAGAAGTGTAACCTGCAGCTGCCCAAGCAGTACCATTATACGCTTTTAGAAGATCGTTAGTAGAATCGTACCAAAGATCGCCTTCAGCAGGAGCAGTAGGAGCAGTAGTGCCAACATACGCAGAGCCAATAGGAATTACAGTGTTAGAATTATTTTTAGAATAAAGTTTACGATCAGCAAGGTTTAATGCTACTTCACCAATTTCGAGATCGGTTGTTAGCGGCACAGCACCTGCTGTACTAGATTTTTTAAGAAGAATTTTAGTTGCCATTAGAAGGTTCCCCCAGTAATAATAGTGTTTGGATTGTTAAGTAAGCTTGTTGCAACATACTTGTTATCATTTTCTTTAAAAACAAGAAGAGAACCGTCAGTTCTGTCATTGTTGTCTACATCTAACAAACGAGAAGTTGTTAGCTGATAGTTTCTAAAGACTTGTGTAGTAGAGTCATAAGCAATAATGTCAGCTTCTTGAATATTTGTAATAGTAACATCTTCAAGATGGTTTAAAACAATCTCTGCTTCAACATCGCCTGCATCAAAAGAAGTTACTACCCCTAAAGAGTTAGTTGTTTGAACAATTAAGTGTTGATTAGCATCGACGTAAACATTGCTGATAGTATCGCCTTTAGTTCCCTGTCCACCTGTTCTTGACAAAGAAACTGCATACTCTAACTTATCAACTTCTGTAACAAGTTTGTTTGTAGTTAAGCTTACTTCTAATTTATTTCCTTTAGTAGAAAGTTTGTATGTCATTTTAAGCGTCCGTTGGAGAATACAAAATTTCTACTAAACCTCTAATAGGCTTCCAAATTTGCTGTAGAGTACCTACTCCAGTATCTTTTACTTCTAATTCTATATATCCATAAACAGGTTTATCAGGTGAGGGCTCTGTTTCCCAACTATCAATCAAATTTTCTGGAAAAACAATCTTAAAAGTATTGTCTGTAACAGTAGCATCTAAAATTGGTAACTGATAAATTACACCGCTAGGTTGTACAGCAGTAGGTATTTTACCATCGCCAGTGTTTAGAGCTTCAATGACGGTAACTTTTATTTGGTAACCTGTAAGGTTAGTTAGCCAATTAAGGGTTACTTCCATTTGAATCTGTTCACCGTCAACAATGCTTGCTAAGACTGCTCCATTATCAGAGATAAGATCTTGGGAAGCAGATGTAATTCTACTGCGTGCCATGTGTGTGTCTCCTCTAACCGAGCCTCAGCTGGGTTGTGTTGTTAAGATCCTTCATTGAGGAGAGTTATTTCTTTTTATTTCTTTTCTTTTTAGCCTCTGCAGCTACCGACAATGCGATAGCTACAGACTGTTTCTGTGAATGACCACGTTTCTTCTCTCTACGAATGTTAGAAGAAATAGTCTTTTGTGAATAACCTTTTTTGAGAGGCATTACGCAGACTCCCCAGGAAGAACAATGCAACCAGTCTTGCTGTAGTAAACTTCAGGACTGTCAAGAAAAGTAGAAGCTTCATCAAGATCTGCTTCACAAGCTTCTTGAGTTACAAAGACCTCTTCAGTATTGTAAAAGATTTCGCAAGATTGTACTTCAGCTGAAGTGCACACTAGTAGCATTGCTAAAAACATTATACACTATCCTCTATGTCTATGCCAGAGTTGTCTTGAATTAGTGGATCTTGACCGATTTCTTCCATACCTGCTACATCATCATAGTCATTAGGAATAATATCATGTTGTTTAGCTACAGAAAGCCATACAGAACGAGGAATCAAACGATTCTGATACCATTCAGTTACTAGACGAGTCCATTCAGAACCAAGAGGTGTTGGGTTAAAGTCTGCTGATAGTTTGAATTCTAGCTCTTCTACATCAAGATCTTTACCATAACGCCAACGAAGCATTAGCTTGATAACTTCACCCATAGTAGCAGATAGCTTATTATTAAGTAGACCTAGCTGTGCTGTTAGGCTTGAGTTACGGATTTCTAGCGCAATACCAGACTGATCGCCTTCAGGCGCAAGGATACGAACACCCATGCGAGCCATTTCAGAAAGAGAAGCTTCAATAGCCTTTTCCATGTCTGCTAAAGCATCTGTTGGAGTACGGAAAGCATCAATTTTGTCATTAGATCCTAGCTTAATCCAAGAGCCTAAACCAGCATTAACTACGCTAGCAAAATCTTCATTACTCATGTCAGAGAAAACAACAGGAGTAAAAGTAGAAGCACCGTACATCAAATGGTTGCGACGAGAGACTTTATTGTAGAGCGCAATTTCTTTGTCAATAAGAGGAGTCAGCATAGGAGCTTCAAGAGTAACTTCACCATTCAATGGGAAGATAGGAAGCTGTTTCATAGGCTCGCCCCACATCATAGGAGTTAGAGGCTCGCCATCTGCGATCCAGTGATCATTCGAGAACAATTCAGTACCAAAGAGCTGAGTCATCTTTAGATCACCGTTAATCAGGTCTACTGTTGCTTCACCCTCTTTTTTGTAGTACTGTACCCTGTAGACACCTGCCTCATCAAGATAGTGGTCTGCAGCAACGATGTCAAGGTTAGGATGCCACTCAGAGTCTCTATAAGTTCTACCAATGTAGCGGAATACAATACGAGTAAGAGTTGGACGACCTGTAACTTTGTCAATACCAGTTTGCCAGTTAATAACATCTTCTGCTCTCCAAAGTACTGGATAAGGAGCAATCATTTGTTTTTGTTCAGGGTCTAGATCGGTATAGTTAGGGACCATAGGAAAGTCTACAGAAACCCAACCGCGGCTAGTTGAAAGTTCCTCCCAAATAGCTGCATCAAGGAAAGCAACCATTGGACGACCGTCCTCAGTAAAGCGATTACGTAGCCAGTTAAGAGCTTCTTCGGGTACTGTTTCAGGTAGTGTCATTTCAGGAACTTTACGTAGCAAACCACCTGTGAGAATCTTTGCATACTGAGAGGTTAACCCAGGTAGTTCTGCTTCAGCTACGTACCAGCGATACTGTTCTGCTGACATACGAGGGCTAAAAGGTACTAATAAGTTAGTATAGTTTACTTGATCGAGATAACGGTCATGCTCTTTAGCATAAAGCTCTCCGTTTAGAATAGCGCGGCAACGTTTCCAGATACGAACCATAGATTCATATTCGTAAGTTGGAGTGCCAACACTAGACTTCGAAGTAAGAGTTGGTATCTGGGTCATTTAGTTCTCCTTAGAGTTATACGCTATCGTCTGATACGACTACTACAACAGCTTCTTTAATTGCTTTGGCCCAGACACGCTTAGCGCCTGCTACACCTGCACGATAGTCAGTAATGGTACGGTTAATCTCATGATCGTCCCAAGTTGCGAAATGGAGGCCGTACTGGTCTGTTGGAGCTGTACCGTTGTCTGTTACACGAACGTAAACACCGTTTAGTTTATCTTCGTTAGTGACGATTTGCCATGTGATCTTAGTTGCATCACCGCCAGTTAGTTCAGTCCATACACCAACTGGTACATGCACTGCTTCTTGATTTCTTGCCATAGTTGTTGTCCTTTATTTTTACAGTTTCAGGGTCGATTCTTTTAGTAAAGTTTTTGGCCTGAAAACAATGGGCGTTAGTGTGTGTTAGTTTTTCTCATATTTTACATAGGCTTTCACAAGCTGAGCAACTAGGTCAGAACGAACAATGTCATCTAGACCAAACTCAACAACAGGAATCTCTAAGTTAAATTGATTAATAATCTTTTTAAAAGTTGTTAAACCAGAGTCACGAGTATCTCTTTGCATTGGATCACCCATAAGAATCATCTTAGAGTTCTCACCAATTCTTGTAGTAATTGCCTTCACTTCTTCATAGGTTAAGTTCTGAGATTCGTCAACAAGAATAATTGTGTCCTCAAAGCTAGCACCACGAATAGTTTCTAGCGGATGAAACTCGATTTGACCTGAATGACGCTTAGCATCGTAGTCATTTGCACCAAGTCTCTTCTTAATCTCACTAGTCATAGGAGCTAACCAAGGACCAAGCTTGTCGTATATGTCACCGGGGAAAGAACCAAGAGTTTTTCCTGTAGGGATATTAGCACGAACTAGTACAAGTTTCTTCACACGACCTTGCACAAGCAAGTTAACAGCAGCGTTAACAGCACAATAAGTTTTACCAACACCTGCTGGACCAATTGTAACTACGAGTTGATTCTGCTCGATAGCTCTAATTAGCCGATCTTGGTTTTGAGTCTTCGGCTGAATGTGAACAGCCTTTTCAACAAGAGGTCGTGGACGAGTACGAATTCTTTTTGTCATTTTATTCCTTTTGGTGTGCTAAAAAAGTGAGGAAAACTACGTATCTATAATGAGATAATCTCAAGACGAGAAATCTCTTAACCCCCAATAATGGAGAGTCAAATGAAAGTCCGTAATGCCGCCCTGTCTGTTGCTCAGTTTGGCGCTGGGTTTGTTGCTGGTACTGTGTCAGTTCCTTTTGTTTACATTGGTGTTGCAGCCACTGTAGCTAAAGGTGTAGCTGAAGTAGTGCAGACCGTTTCCTTCAAGGCTGTTGGTGAAATTACCGATCAACTGGTGATTATCGACCGTAAACTGGAAGCGCTAAAAACTAAGGAAGCAGATATTGTGGAATCTCCGATTGGAGACGAAGCAGTAGCTGTTAACTAACAGAAGACCTGAGCAGGTCATTAAAAGGCTCACCTTCCCTAAAAGCTAAAATAATACTGCTTTGTTGGCAACTACAGAGGCCAACTCGTTAACTCCGGGAGCATGCGGAGTTCTTCATAGCGTGGATAAGGATCTATGAAGTATACCCACGACATCACCCAAGCAAGTGAATAAACTGCTTACTTTACTTTTTTTTTTTTTCGACCCCCTCAGCAAAAGGAGTAAACCATGCTGAAGACACTTCGGAATAACTTGTACTATACCCTAAATGGGAAATATTGGTACAAGATGTATTTGGAGTACTATGAGGAGTCTAGTCGTCTTTATGATCAAGTTGGTCATTTAGAAGACAGCCTCAGAGCAGCTAACGATTCTATTGAGTCGTTAAAAGCTCAACTTCGTGCTTACGAAGTAAAATAGTAAGCCGACCTGAGCAGGTCGTTAAAAGGCTCATTAACCCCAACGATGGAGGCTCACATGAGAGCGATGCCGTACCTTGTTAAACTGGCTTTCACCACTGATGATGGTGAGAACGGTTTTATGACAAGTGATTACTTCATGGCAGGTAATAAACAAGAAGCTTTGCAAAAAGCTCTTGATCTGCATGAAGACGTGACTGAGACTCTTGCAGGGTCTTATGTTTACGAACTGGTGATGGCTCTCTAGAGTCTTGGCCTGAGCAAGCGACTAACTGCTCAACTATAGCCCCCCATCAGATGGAGAAGAAAATGTTCGCAATTAACCACGAAGCCAAAGTTGTTTGGGCTGAAACTGGAGCTGTTGTTTCTTATGATGAAACAAAACAGTTTTCACAAGAACAAGCAAATCGCTATGGACGTCTATGTGTTGAAGCTCTTGATAAAGACTATGAACCCGAAAAGGTTAAATTGCCATGA